ATAAGCCGACAAGGAAAGGACGTCCTCATGACCTAAGGATGCCTGAAGCGCTCCCTTTAAGTCCCCTTGTAACATAGGACCGCCTTTCCAGTCAAGGTGGACATTGCTCTTCGCAAAGCTGTGTGGTGTCTGTAGGTCGAGTTTAGCAATTGCCAAATGGGTAGAGTCAAAGGTGAACTTGTCCAGCTCTAATTGCAGATTGCTGAAAGCGAGTTGGTTATAGCACAGGCTATCGACAGCAAGCTTGAAGTTGCCTATGCGGTAAGCTCCCTCGCTAAGAGAGATGTCACCTGCATCAAGGCTTGCCTCGCGGATGGCAGCAAAGAGCATTAAGTCAGGAGGTTCATTGTGAATGGTGAACTTTGAATTACGAATGCTGACCTTGCTGATGTCTATCTGCCAATCAACAGGCGAACTCTCTGTGGTGTCCTCTTCTGCTGACTCACGAAGCAGGATGTCGAGCTCGCAACCATCTAAGCAGGCACTTGTGACATTAACCTTCTGCTGGCGCAGGTCAATATCGTCGGCCACAATCCTAAGGTTACCCAAACTGCCGTCCATGCAGAGCGTCTCTATCAGTTCTGTCGTGTGGATGCTACCTTCTGAAAGCTCGATAGCTTCCACTCCGATGCGCCACTGGAACAGATGCGTAAGGTCGAGGTCAATGAGCGCACTCTCCACATCGATGACATCAGTAGGAGGCTGTGCCACATGCAGTTGTCCGAGCCTTAAGTCAAGAGGAAAGGCAAGATGTATGCTGCCGATAGACACCTCCAGCCCTGTCTCCTCTTCGAGATAAGCCGTAAGCCTGTTCACTGCCCACCTTTGCACAGGTGGCAGGTAGAGGCTGGCTGCAAGCATCACAAGAAGCAATACCACAGCCAAAAGTGTCCTAACAATTATCTTCAGCGCACGCTTCATGCCCTTTTATTTTTTCACCTTTTCACTTTTTCAATTCTTCACCTTTTCACCCTTTCAACTCTTCACCTTTTCACCCTTTCACCTTTTCAACTTTTCACCCTTTCACCTTTCCCTTCGTTATTTCCTGCCAAAGCCGCTCTGACGGCACAGGTGCCTCGATGGTGAGAGGAACGTGTGTCACAGGGTGCTCTAACGTCAAGCGCCAGGCATGGAGGCTGATGCTGCCGTCGGGATTGCTGCGGGGAGCACCATACTTCAGGTCGCCCTTGATGGGACAGCCTATCTTGGCAAGCTGGCAACGTATCTGATGATGACGGCCAGTATGTAGCTCTATCTCAAGCAAGAAGTAGCGTTCACCTTGTGCCAGAAGACGATAATCCAGCACAGCCTTCTTGCTGTTTGGCACCTCGCGGTCATAGGCTCTCGCCGTGTTCTGCTTTTCGTTTCGCGTCAGCCAATGGGTGAGCGTACCTTCTGCCTGAGGTGGTTTGTTGGCTACGATGGCAAGGTAAGTCTTCCTGACGGCCTCATGCTCTGCAAACATCTTGTTGAGCCGTGGCAAAGCCTTGCTGGTCTTAGCAAAGAGCACGACACCGCTCACGGGACGATCCAACCTGTGAACCACTCCGAGGAAGACGTTGCCAGGCTTCTGGTACTTCTCCTTCAGATAGTCCTTCACCAAATCTGACAAAGGGACATCGCCGGTCTTGTCTCCCTGCACGATGTCCCCTGCTTTCTTAGCAACGGCTATCAGATGATTGTCCTCGTAGAGAATCTTCATAACTTCGGAGTGTGGTGTAAATCAGTTAGTTATAAGGAGTCTCGAAATTCTCCGACAACAAATCGGCTCGTGAACGCCTGCACATAAGTACCAGCTCGCGCAATTTGTCGGGGTCGTCGAGGACTTCATCAATGATGCTTTCCCTGTAGTGGGGACACTCCAGAACTCCGCAGCTTTCGGCATAGCTATAGACCTTGTGGAAGAGCTTGCCGCGCTCGTGTCTGTCACGAGGCATGACATCCGGCAGGCACACCATGAGACGGCATCCCCACCCTTCCACGGAAGAGGACAGGCGGCAATGGCCTTCGCACCATCCCTTGCAACATTCCTTGACAAGCGGCTTCATACCTTACTGTACTTGGGAGTGAACGGAATGACTATACAGCGTCGCGTCTCTCTTCTTTAATGGGCATAGCGAGTTTGGCTTCCCGTAGCTGAAGCTCATACTCCTTGCGCAGCAGCTCGACTTCCTTCTCATGAAGTTCGCGCTCCTTCTGTGCCAGTCGCTCCGACTTCTCCAAAAGCTCATTCTGGAGAGCCATTGACTTGGCAAGCGTGTTCTGCATGTCGAAGTCAAGGGGATTTGGAATGAGGTCGGCGGGAACATTGGAAGAGAGGACTGCCCCATCGCCAGTGTAAAGGAACTCCTTACGGATTTGGGGAAAGGCAGCAATAATCATGTTGACGACACCAGGATTGAACTTCTTGGTACGTCCGCGCTGCAAGTCATAGATACGCTGGTATGCTATGCCAGTTGCTTTAGAGAACGCGGGGGCGTTCATTTCGAGGGTTTCGAGAACGGCTGCAATGATAACCTTTGCATCGACATTGTTCTCTGCTCTTTCGCTTTCTTTCATTTCCTTATATATTATATAATGTGAATAACCTATCTGTAAGCGGCCCGTCACGGGTGGCTGAAACTTTTTTGCATTTTCTTGTAAAAAAGATAAGGAAAAGTTTGTGTATTTGATAAGATTTCCGTACCTTTGCAACAAGAAATAACAATAACGACGACAAAGTTAAGGCTTTTCTCGTTCCTATGCAAATTTGATATATACCTAAAAATAACAAATTGACAATGACATATTATCATTTGTTTTAGTGTTAGGCAAAGCCCCCTCTGGGGGTATTGTGCAACTTAAATTTGAAGTCAATGACAGAAGTAAGAAAGAAACCAATCTCTGGAGAGCTTCGCAATCTGAATGTGGGTGGCGTAGTAGTGTTCCCGATGGAGCAGCGCAGCTCCGTAATGTCTGTTATAAGCAGACTGCGCCGTGACTTGATTCGTGAACGCTGGAACTGCACGATTGAAGAGGTCAAGAGCAAGTACGAGATTGTTGTGACAAGGGTAAGCTGATGAAGGAATTGAGCGACATGGAGCAACAGGTGGCAGAGCAGTATTGCCACGGCTTCACAGACAAGGAAATTGCCGCCGTGATGGATAAGCCAATCTGGACGGTAAGAACCCACAAAAAGCACATCTACAAGAAGCTGTCTATAGCTACGACACACGAACTGGTGTTGTATATGGTGGCAAAATTCGTAGGCCGGAAGTGGGATGCAAAGGAGGTGAAGCGCAAGGGCCTGGCTGCACTACTGCTTTCGCTTATGCTGTTCAATGTAATCACAGTGGAGAGAAAAGAATATCGTCGCGGACGGCGCGTGAGAATAGAATGTACAGAACGAAGGAAAGCAGATGGAGAAGAGCTTTAGCATAGATGTGATGGCACAGAAATACTGTTCCATTCTGGAGCGTATGCAGGGGATGACTTTCTCTTGGGCGGTTGCCGTTCACCTTGTGGGTGGAAAGAAACGTCTTGAGAGGCTAATGATAGAGGGCAAGATATGCTACGACAAACCATTTGGCGCACCCAACACGAAGTATCAGTTTGATGCCAGTGACGTTCTAAGCCACGTTAAACCGATGAAAAAATTATGATTTTTTAACACATGAAAATTGCCAAAAACATGGTATTGCCAAGAATTTACGGCAGGAAATCGTGAAAATAACGACTTTTCATTGTCAAATATCCAACAGGAAAAGAGATTATCAATTATACAATTTCATTATCATTTTAACAAGTTAAAATTATGGGTTTAATCAAGAAAAGAAACGAGTTGGACGTGAATGTTCGACTGAAAATGCTGATTTACGGTCAGCCTGGTATGGGTAAGACAACGCTTGCCCTTAGTGCTCCGAAGCCTCTGCTCCTTGATGCAGACGGTGGTATTAACCGTGTCGATTACGACTTCATCAAAGACACGGTGCAGGTAGAAAAGTATGAGGACGTTCTTGACCTGCTGAACAACGAGGACTTGTCAGACTATGAGACCATCGTGGTAGATACTGGAGGCAAGTTGCTTGACCTCATGGCAGACTATATCATCAAGCAGTACCCGAAAATGGCAAAGCGCAACGGCTCTCTTACTTTGGAAGGATTCGGCCAGCGTAAGCGTGAGTTCAGTGCATTGCTGAAGCTCATCGACACCAAGAAGAAGAACGTGGTGTTTGTTGCACATCGCCAGACAGAGAAGAACGGAGAGGCCACACGCTATGTTCCCCTGTTCGGTGGCTCCAACTACGACAGCCTTGCCACAGAGCTTGACCTTATCGGCTATCTGGTTGCTGATGACAAGAAGCGCACCATTACTTTCGACCCGACATCGGAGAATGAGGGCAAGAACACCTGTAACATGCCGTCGGTTGTTGAGCTTCCGAATCTGAAGGACGCGAAAGGCCACGTCTGCAAGGAGAACAACTTCCTTGAAGTGTCGGTGTTCAAGGCATACCGCGACCGCCTCATTGAGCGTTCGGCAGAGGGAGAGAGCTACAAGAAGCTCATCGACCAGATTTATTTAGACATTGATGTCATTGACACCGTGGAGGCAGCAAACAACTTCAAGGACAATGTTGCCACTGGCTATGACCACATTGGAAACTCGCTTGCTATGGCACGACAGAGATTCATGGACCGTGTAGCGAAGCTGGGCTATATATATAATAAGGAAAAGAAAGTCTATGAAGAACCAGAACAGCCAGCAGCAGAGTGACGTAAGGTTTCGCTTCTACGCAACGCTTCTGGATGCTTTTCAGAACTATCTCGACACGGACGAATTGTGGGAGAAATTTTGGGGTAAGTCAGAAGACCCCAAATTCTCCTACGATGAGTATGCGGACAAGCAGTTTGTTGAGCTGATAAACCGCATCAACCGTGTGCCATTCACCAATGATGCAGTCGAGAAGGGAACGGCGTTCAACAACATTGTTGACATGTTCCTTGACGGCAAGGTTGATGACGGCCTGCATGTTCTTCAGATTGACGAGGAAAAGAATGCAGTTACCATATCGGACAGGGAGATAGTTGTGGACGAAAAGGGGAATCAGACCGAGCAGCTAATCAATGCTCGGTCATTCCTCCTGTCCGTTGCGAGGGAATTTGCTGGCTACTATGAAGGTTCGCTCAAGCAGTTCTTTACGCACGGAATAATAGACACCTGCTTTGGTGATGTGGAGCTGTATGGATTCATCGATTATCTTCTGCCGTTCAGTGTTCACGACATGAAGACGACGAAATCCTATTCGGCTGGCTCCTACAAGAATCACTGGCAGCACATCGTCTATCCGTTCACGCTTCAGCAGAGCGGCATCCAAGTAAGCCAGTTTGAGTATAACGTGACGAACTTCAAAGAGACGTTTACAGAGCTGTATATGTTCAAGCCGGAAAGGGACATACCCAGGCTTCGTGACATGTGTGAACGCTTTATAGAGTTCCTTCTCAACAACAGACATCTGATTACAGACGAGAAAATCTTTAATTACAGGAATATATGTCAGACAGTAAGTTAGTCGGCTCTATCAATTTAGCCAAACTTGACAGTGTTGGCGTGATGAACATCAAGAGCCAGAAAACAGGCGTAGTGAAGAAATGTGTTGTCATCCCCATTGAGGAAAACGACATCTACATCAAGGTCGAGGAAAAGACAACGCAGGGCGGCGAAAAGTACATAAGCCGTCTGTATAATCTGGGTATTGAAATCCTCGAAAAGAGAGAAACAGACCAGTGGGGAAACACTTGTTACGTCAAGGTTGCCACGAGCAAGGAGTGGATAGACAAACACACTCAGCAGGAGTTGGAAGCCAGGAACAAGATGTATCTTGGCAATCTGAAGCCAGTGGCAATTCCAAGCAGCAATCAAGCATCCACCATGGAGGCACCATTTACGGAGTCAGAAGAAGGTGACGAACTGCCGTTCTAATGGGGAAGAGGATTAGACTTGACAAAAGCACACTCGGAGGGACACGCCTCAGTGCTTCGCTCGTCGATACGATAGAAGAGTTGCCAAACGGCAAGTATGACATCTTCATCGAAAAAGTCGGGTATATAAGAAGCCTGTCGCAAAACCGTCTGTTCTGGATGTGGATGGCCCAACTGGAATACTGGTCGGGGACACCTCGCAAGGTGTGGCACGACCATTACGTTTCCCTGTTTGTGCCGCCTACGAAACATGGAACGAGTGACCTAAGCACAGAGGCCATGAGACACCTTATGAACCAGATACATGCAGACGCTTTGGTAGAATGGGGCGTGAACCTGCCATTACCAGATGACAGCGATTTATTCTACGAGTTTGTAGAAGAGTTTAAGTTCAAATAGTTATTCACTAAATCAATTAAAATCATGCGAACAAAATCATCTAATTGGTTCCAAACCAAAATTCGTTACGAGAAGGTCATGGAAGATGGCCTGATGAAGAAAGTCACAGAGCTTTATGTGGTGGACGCTTTGAGCCATACGGAGGCCGAGAAACGTATCACGGAAGAAATGTCCTCTTACATCAGTGGGGATTTCGATGTCAAGGGGATTGTGCCTGCATCCTATCGGGAGATATTCTTCTCCGACGATTTGAATGCAGACCGTTTCTTCAAGGCAAAGCTCCAGTTCATCACGATTGACGAGAACACGGCGAAGGAAAAGAAAACCAATGTGTACTACCTGGTTCAAGCCACGGACATTCACGATGCCATTAAGAACATCGATGAAGTTATGCGCGGAACACTTGGTGACTTTACCATTGCCAGCGTAGCAGAGACACAGATTCTCGACGTGTACGAGTACAAGAACGGTGAAGTTGTTGACGGCAAAATGAAAGCAGCAGGTGAGTAATTTTGTATTGCGCCCCTACCAACAGGCAGCGAGTGATGCTGCGGTTAGGTTCTTCCGTTCAAAGACGAAGGACAATGGGCTTATCATTGCACCGACAGGCGCAGGAAAGTCTATCCTAATCGCAGACATCGCCCGCCAGCTTGACTGTAAAGTAATGGTGCTTCAGCCGTCGAAGGAATTGCTTGAGCAGAACTACGAAAAGCTTGCAAACTACGGGATTGAAGCTTCTATCTACTCTGCCTCGCTCAAATCAAAGGAGGTGGGGCAGATTACTTTTGCCACTATCGGAAGCGTTGCAAACCACATGGAGCTTTTCGATGACTTTGCAGCCGTGATTGTGGATGAGTGTCATGCAATCAATTCCGTAGCTGGCCGTTACAAGGACTTCCTCGAAAAAGTCCCAAGAAAGGTTCTCGGACTGACGGCCACCCCCTACAGGCTCTATACATCGCAAGGGATAGAGGTCAAGGGAGAGTACATGCCAAACGGTTCCTACAAGGAGGAAGATTTCTTTGACGAGAACGGTTTTCCAAAGGCCGGAGTACTGTTGGCAAACAGGTGTATTCTGAAATTCCTCACTCGGACAAGGCCAAGGGTATTCAAGAAGGTAATCTACGAAATAGGAATAGAGACATTGCTAAAGCAGGGCTATCTTTCCTATATCCGATATTTTCCACTGGATGTTATCGATGCAAGCCGTGTCAGCAGGAACTCCACAGGCAGGGACTATGACGAGCGCAGTTTGTTCGCAGAGTACGAGCGTGTATCGCTGAACGAGCAGCTTGCAGATATAGTCCGGCGGCTGATGAGTCCGAAAGACGGAAAGCCGCGCAAGGGTATTCTTGTGTTCACTCGCTTCATTGCAGAGAGTGAAGCCTTGTGCCGTTCCGTTCCTGGCTGCGCTATTCTGACAGGAGAGACAAAGCCGAAGGAGCGAAAGCGAATCATAACGGACTTCAAGGCAGGAAGGATAAAGGCACTGGCGAATGTCGGTGTGCTTACTACAGGCTTCGATTATCCAGAGCTTGACACAATCGTAATGGCGTGTCCCACAATGTCTTTGGCAAAGTGGTATCAGTGTGTGGGAAGATGTATTCGTCCGTTTGAAGGGAAGGATGCTTGGGTAGTGGATTTGGGCGGTAACGTGGAGAGGTTCGGGAAGGTTGAGAATCTGCGGTTTTCACAACCGAAGCCAGGAGAGTACATCATAAACGGCTGGATAAAAAACGAGTGGAAGCAACTCACTAATACGTATTTCTGATGACGAAAGTTTCAAGGTCAACATATAACAAGCGCCTGCTTGAAGCAATCATTGCAGGGAAGGACGCTTCAAGCGTTCCTGCATGGGTGATGAAGGAGAACGGACAGACGGAGAGCCAGATACAACAGGACTGTCTAAAATGGTTCGCTTTGCAGTACCCTTTGCTTTGGCAGGAAGGTATGCTTTTCCATATTCCGAACGAGGGAATAAGGCTCGGGAAGATGGGTGCAAGGGTAAAGAGAGAGGGAGTAGTAAGGGGAGTCGCGGACTTGTGTCTGTGTATTTCTCGCGGTGGATATAATGCGCTCTATATTGAAATGAAGAAGCCGGGCAGCTACCAGCGGCCAGAGCAGAAGGAGTGGCAGAGAAACACAGAGAAGCACGGAAACCGTTATGTGGTATGCAAGTCACTTGACGACTTTCAAAGGGAGATAACATCATACATAAGTAGTAAACCATGAATGATGGCTGGCTAAAGCTATACAGGAAAATAACCGAATGGGAGTGGTACAATCATTCTCAAATGGTGCATCTGTTTTTGCACCTTGTCATCAAGGCATCATCGACTGACAAGGTTTGGCAAGGCATTAAGGTTTGTCGTGGTCAAGCAATTGTGAGCAGGCCCAAACTGTGTGCAGAAACAGGTATTTCGGAGAGGTCAATAAGGACATGTTTGCAAAGGCTCGTTTCTTCTGGTGAAATTCAGATAAAAACGACCAGCAAATACAGTATAATAACTATTTGTAAATATGGAGATTATCAGCCGATAGAGCAACAAGGCGACCAGCAGGGCGACCAGCCAAACGACCAACAGAGTGACCTGCAAAACGGCCACATCTATAGAAGTAAAGAAGAAAAGAATATTATTCCTGTATCTGCTAACGCAGACACAGGTTCTACCACGCGCACGCGCAAGGGCGATGACAAAAAAAAGGGGAAAAGCGAAACTCCAGAACAGCCACATGAACCAGGAGCCAACAGGAAACTGAAAAGCGGAAAGGATGTCTCTCTCGCGACGAGAGCCCAAGAGGTGTTTATGGCATACTACGAGAAGGAATATGGTGAAGTATATGCTTGGAGGGCAAAAGACATGACAGCCATTAAGGATGTCCTTTCAAAAATAACATACAGCAGAAAGCACAAGAATCCGCCGCAGCCAATAGATGACGATAGTGTGCTGTCTGCTTTTACATTTTTCATTCAGCAGATTCAGAAGTCTTGGATAAGGGATAATTTCTCTATCACCAAGATAAACAGCCAGTATAACGAAATCATTGCAGAAATTAAGAATAGTAGAAATGGAACAGGAAAACAGTTTAACACGCAGGAACAAGCCAGAGCAGACATCCTTGCTAATCAAAGAGCAGCTATCATCGATGATATTGCAAAGGCAGACGAACTCTACTATAAAGGAAAGTGAAGCAGCTGTAGCGTTGCGTAATCAATACTCACCGTCGCAAATAACTGGAAAGTTCCCGACAGGTCTGCAGACGATGATAATGGCAGCTTGCCCAACTGTGGACTGCTGCGAGAAAGTTCCGTCGCCTATGCTTGGAACTATGGCCCAGGCATATCCTGTATTTTGTGACAAAGAGGGGCGAACAATAGACATAACTACTACATGGATGAAAGCCCATGTCACAGAGGTAAGTGCATTTGCAAACGTAAAGGGGAAGATGAGTGACTGGCAGTTGGAAAATCTTTGTCAGCAGATATTGGTTGACTACCCAACGCTTACCATGGTGGAGTTCATTCTGTTTTGTGCGAGGCTCCGTTCTGGGCTATATGAGGACTTCTATGGAAGTATTGACCCCATGCGCATTATGAAGTCGTTTAGGAAGTTCATCGATGACAAGAACCGCGACCACTTCAGAAAGGACGAAAGGGAGCGGCAGGAACGCAGGGAGCGTGAATATGAGGAAAGAGAGAAGAATGCCGTCACTTGGGAGCAATACTGCAAGATGAATGGCATTGAAGGCCGTCCGACGATATTCGACAGGCCGGAATCGGAGAAAAAGGAAAATGAGAAGCCAAAATACAAAGAGCCGATAGAGACGATACTGGAAACCGCCCACTGGATATTGAGTAAGAAGGATGAAGAGTATTTTGTGGTGTATGTCAATACCTTCAAGCGGAAATACGACTGTACTCCAGAGGAATTTATAGAGGAAAACGAGGCGAAAAAAACTTGAAAAATCTTTGAAATTTGATAAACTTTTTGCTCTAAAAATTTGCATATTTGATAATTTTGCCGTACCTTTGTAGTAGCAAATAAGATAAGTATTAACATTCAAAACAAAGGAAACAATGAACGCTAAGTATGCTTTATTAGAGTGTCTTTCACTCGACGAAATGTTATCAAACATGGCTCTTTTGAAGGGCTGCAAGGTTATTGTTGATTTAGACCGCTTTGGTGGTAACATCTATAACATGAGAGTCTATGGCGAAATGCCTCAGTCATGGGATTGGGTAGAAGAGGATGACGGATTATGGGAAGGTGATGAGAGCTATGAGGAAATGAAGTCCACATGGGGAAATACATACGGTGCAAAATAAATGCAGCAGCTATTTGTAGAACCATAAAAATCAGTCATCATGTCAATAAACGAAATTAAGTGTCGGGGTAATGTCTATTACATGCACCTCGATGAGAAAGGAAACGAGCGCCATGCTAATGTAATGACACTCTCCGGCCATGATTGCACAGGAGAACCATACATGAGAGCACACGCAGGGAAGTTCCCTAACTTGAATTACGTCATTCCTTTTGGTGAAGCTTATGATTTCCTTTGCAGGTGGTGGGGAAGCAGCATGTCTGAGAGACTAAGAAAAGGCGAGAACATGACACTGGCCTACATAAAGGACAACCGCCAAAAACGTGTGGAGCTGGTAACTGGAGATTCGATATACGAGATTGCTTATGACATCAACTATAAGGCAGGCAAGTATTACACAAAGGACGGAACTATCCGCTTCAAATTCGTGTTCACGAAGGTATGACAGGCAAATAAGAACACTGCCAGAAACAAGAAAAAAGACATGCAAATAAGATAGAGTGACATTCAAAACTTACGGACTATGAAATACTTGGAATTTGACGATTACAACAGGGCTTACGTGTCCGAAGAAGAGTTTATGGAGTATCTTCAGCAGACAGCCCAAGAAGGTGATTATACAAAGGAGCGTAACGGCGTTGTGTATTACTATAATAGTGCTGGGTGCATCCTTGCTGAGTATCACAGGGAAAAACAATACGGAGAAACATTTTAAGGTAACGGCCACCTAACCACTGGCCACTAATTCAATTATATCATGGAATTATTCAAAAAACTATCCGAAGTGATGGCTACTGATAGTACACTCGCTATCACGGTTGCCAAGAAAGAAAACGGTCTTACAGTAAGCGTACTGCCTGGTAATGACCTCGTGAAAGATGCGGCCAAGAACAAGATGGTTCCAATCTGTCTGTCTGGAACAGCAGAGGAAATGGACGAGGGCTTCCTCGGGGCAGTTCTCCAGCCAGTACAGAAAGCCAACGGCCTCCTGTCGAGCATAAAGGACTTTGAGAACGCACAGGAAGAAGCCAAGAAAGCTTCTGCAATGGAGCAGAAAGCCAAAGAAGAGCAGAAGAAGGTGAACGTAGAGTTTGCTTGCTGGCTGGCTCTGGCAGAGAAGAACTATGGCGAAGACAAGTTCAAGGACACGCTTACCTGTCTCGAATCAGCAGAGAAGATTGCCGCAAAGGTCAATGGCGGCATGGCTAAGGTCGATGCCATGAAGCAAAAGACTATGGAAGCCCTCGGTGAAGGTACGATGTTCGGTGCTGCAACAGAAGATAAGAGCGACGGCAAGAACGTCAAGCTTTCCAAGGCCAGCAAGGCAGCAGCAGCGAAGACAGAGACAGCACCAGAAGCCGACGAAGAAGAGAGCGGTGACGAAGAATAATAACCCTATAAAGATATAAGACTATGGCACTACATGTTCAGAACTACAAGAGAGTTTTCAAGCACAACAACCGCGAGTTGTCAGACCCGAACCCAGACATGTCACCTGAAGAGGTGATGAACTTCTACAGCAACCAGTTCCCAGAGCTTACCACAAGTAATGTTCACGGACCGAAAATAGAAGGTGACAAAGCCGTCTATGAGTTCAAGACTACAGTAGGAACGAAGGGATGAAGAAGCTCGAAAGCAAAAAGGAGTTATGGCAGTTTCATCAGAGAATAGGTCAAGCACTTGCTCACGAGGGAAGAACCGAGGACAAGAAAAGCATACTACCAGAAAAAGGGTGTGCGCTGATTTTCTGACCACTCATTTTGAGGGCCTGCCAGCCTACAATCTCCCGACCGTCACTGCCAGATGTGGGGAAATAGACTTGCCTACGCTTGAAAGCCAGGCGAAGAACTTTCTCCACATCTACGGCAAGGACGTGGATTTTGAACACAGCGGGAACATCTGTAAGGACCTGCTTGCATTAACAAACATGCTAAAGGAGAATCTGCCAGAAGTGGAAGGCATCGAACTGGTCGCTGCTGAAACCGATGACGGAGAGAAGCACCAAGAGTTTATTGCATACGAGAGTGTGACGGAAGAGGACTTCCGACCTTTGACATTGTTCTTCCTGCCTGTCAAGATAGTAGATGAAGTGGATGAGAAGCTTCGTGACATCTTGATAGACTTCTTTACATTCCTTGACAGAAATTCGCCTTTCCTCCCACCGAAAGCAAGCTTTGACATGCGTTATATACTCGGAATTTCAGAAGATGACGATGACCAGCTTAACGAAGAGGTTGTGGAAGATTGGAGCGATGAATACAAAAAGCTTGCAGAACGATATGTAAACGGCGACATCAATGCAGTTTTCGAGGAAATGGATGTAAGGCGCAGGAATGTAGTCGATAGCAGATTCATACAGCATCTGAATGAGAAAATCGAGCAATACAAGAAGTCGGGTAAAGCATACTATTTCACGCCAAACGGAGAACAAAAGACAGTAGAAGGATTGTTCAAGGTCATCAGCGAAGGAATATCACTCGGACTGGAGGATAACATCTTCAACTACGAGCTACGTTCCTTGCGTTTCGGATTGGGTGACGAGACCTTCTATGAGTATGTGGAAACGGACGAAATGTTAGACTTTGACCGCCAGTTCATGTTTTGCTGGGGCTTGGCAGAAGAAGATGATGTAGTCGATAGGTGCATAGACATGTTCAATTCCGATGCAGGAAACTTCAACGAAACGGTGTTGCTCAAGACGGCAAGGATAGCCAAATGTGAAAAGGAAGTGAAGTTTGGGGACTATCCCAAACGGTGGTATCAATGGTTTATTGATTTATTGAATTATCTTTATGAGTAAGGTATTACAATATCTTTCGGACGTATATCAGCCTTATGCGGCAATCATAGCATACAAGGCAGATTCAGAAAGCTACAGGGACGTAGGCTACTATCTGGAGAAGCGCGATATACGAAATGGGAAAATGGGTGCAGGAAAGCCTTTGACACAGAAAATGCTTGCAAGCCTAATCCATAGCATACAGACATCAACGGCTCAACTTGACATGGGGCTATACGGTGCAATGCCCAATAACGTGCTTTACGTCGATACGCGCATAGACCGTGACCGTTTCGTGTGGTATCATGGGCCAGAGGAACGGAACGTGTACTTCACAGAAAGCTTGAATATCCCGAACGGAGTAATGAAGGTGCCAGGCTTAATTTATGTCGTTGAAGGCAACAGACTAAGCATGTATGCTTTCAAGGGCAAGAAACCGTCTGATAAGCTCTACCATTCTCCATTCATGAACACGTCGGAAAGCGTGTGTCTCGGAAATGCAAAAGTAAAGATGCCAGAGGAAAGGACATTTGAGAACGTCATGGAATACTGGGAAAGGATGTTCTGGAACTCGGAGTTTAGTCATCTGACAGGTGAAAATCCAATCAGTGGGAATCTTGCAGTCCTAACGAAACACTTAATCGAGACAGGAGAGCCGTTCCCGACAGATGTCCTCACAGAAGTAAAAGGAAAGAAACTAAAAGACTTGCTGAAATGAAAAAGGTACACTATACGCACAATTACCTGCTTGCTCCGTATCACCCTTTGACCGTGAACGTGATAGGTGCAGGAGGGACAGGATGCCAAGTGCTGACAGCACTGGCAAGGATAAACTGCGCTCTGCAGGGCCTCGGACATCAAGGGCTGGACGTAACGGCCTATGATGATGACATCGTGACAAGGGCAAATCTTGGGCGGCAGTTGTTTACGCCGCTGGAAGTCGGGGCAAACAAGGCCGAAGTCCTTATAACTCGGATAAACCGTTTCTTTGGTTTTGATTGGTCAGCAAACCCCAGCAGATACCCGAGTGAGGACACGCACGTTGCAAACATCACAATATCATGCGTGGATAACGTAAAGGCAAGGGTGGATATTGGGAAGAGTCTGCGAAAGGCAGGCAAGAATAACTGCGATGACAGAAGGCAAGCGTACTACTGGCTGGACTTCGGTAACACCACGGACACAGGGCAGGTAGTGCTTGGCACCATTGGGGCGGTGATTCAGCCAAAGAGCAAAAAGGCAGAAACCGTGTCAAAACTGCCATGCGTTGACAAGTTGTTTGATTTGTCGAAAGTCGATGAGAGAGACAGCGGCCCAAGCTGCTCACTCGCAGAAGCACTTCGGAAACAGGACTTGTTCATAAACTCCACACTCAGCCAGCTTGGGTGTAATCTGTTGTGGAAGCTCATAAGTCAAGGCATGATAGATTGCAACGGCTTGTATCTGAATCTAAAGACCATGAAAGTAAATCCAATAAATCTGTAGTCTATGGAAGCTGTGATGAAAGATAAAATAACTGGTGCAGATCCGACCTTAATGCTTGCGGCTGCAGAAGATTGTGGAGCAAGGTTCTGGTCACAGGTTTGTATCTGTGTCATGGTGTGCGAAAACCTGTTCTATGAAGTCTATGACATGTGTGAAGACAGGAAAATGACTGGCTTTCACTACAAGAAGCCGCTAAAGGCGTGTATTGGTTCTTTTGATGAGCTTGACAACTGGCTAAAGGAAAACGAGAATCAAATACTAATCAGAGACTATGGGACACAGGTACAGAAAAGGATTGACAGGCAGCTCCGCGACCTTTATATAACATTCAAGATTTATCTGGAGAGGATGGGGCAAAAGGACACGGAGATAAAGGCACACATCCTTGTGGTAACGACCTTAATCCATTACTCCGTTGACTTGTTCGATGGCTACTTCAACATGTACAAAGAGAGATATGGTATTGACATGAGGGATGACTACATGCCAGCACGGATTGAAGGGGCGGCACAGAACTTCAATACCTTTGCAAACCTGGTAATACTTCCAGAGCGCAACAAACTGAATCCGATAGAGAACTATGCTTCAGAGCGGGCTTTCAATGCACTGTGTGACAGGCTTGCAGACGAAAAGATGATTGACGAAGCCGGATTGGAGGTAATGAAGCTTAACCACATGGACGATGCCATTAAGCAATACGAGCGTGAAAGGCTTGGCGTAGAACGTCTAAAAGATAAGTATAAGGTATCAAAGGCGTAGAAAACTTTGTGTATTTGATAATTTTTATTGCAAAAAGTTTGCGTATTTGATAAGAATTGCTTATCTTTGCAGTAGCAAATAAGATAAAAGCCATTTCAAAATGGAAAAAGAGAGTGTAATCAGTAAAATTCGGAAGCTTCTTAGGCTTCAATTCGGAGCAGAGAAAATCGGCTCTATGGCAGAAGCTTGTCAAGCGGCAAATCTGGTCAAGAAACTGCTGTTTGAATATAATCTGTCAATGAGCGATATTGAAGATGAGAAAGCGGCAGTGAACATGGTGGAATCCTCGGACATGACGAGCATCGATAAGTACGGGAACCGCTGGAAGATTGCCCTGCTGCACGTAATCGCTTCAAACAATCTGTGCAGAGTGTTTACCAGAACCTACAACAAGAAGATGTTTGTTATAGGTGCAGAGGAAAACGTGGTTGTCGTAAAAGAGTTCTACGAGTATCTTCTAAAGGTGTTCCGTCGCCTGTCAATCGAGAGGTTTAACCAGGCACAGAACGAAGCCATGTTAGAGGGAAAGAGGTACACGGAGGACGGAGAAAGATTGTTTATGCGCTCCTATCTTGAAGGCGTTAGTTCCGGCCTTCAAGAAAACTATGACAGCTTGAAGCCAACTTCCGAGGAAACGGCTCTGGTCGTATGCCACAATCAGATGATAAACGACTATTTGAACGAAAGCAAGTATAAGCTGAACGATAAGCACAGGAAACAACGCCAGCCAAGACTCATGGGTGAAGCGTATCTCATGGGCGAAAAGGACGGCAGGAATGTAAATCTAAGCAAACAACTCAAGAACAATGGAAGTGACCAAATGCAAATTGAATGGTAAGGCACTGTATTCTCCAAAAGGTGCTGCAGCCGAATATGCAGACGTAGGGTGCAATATCTACACTGGATGTCCTCACGACTGCCAATACTGCTATCTAAAGCGCGGTGTCCTCGGGCCACAGCTCGGAAGTACGGAAGTCAAGCTGAAGAAGTGCTTTAAGGACACGGAAGATGCAGTGATGACGTTCTGTAGGGAGTGTGACAAGCATCTTGAATACTTACAGAAGGTAGGTATTTTCTTCTCATTCACTACAGACCCTCTTATCAAAGAGACAAGAGAGGTTACGAAATCCTGTATCATCTTTGCGAACAGGCGAAACATACCAGTGAAGCTGCTGACCAAAAACACGGACTTCTTGGACGATGAAGTGTTCATGTCATGGTTAGAGCTGCCAGAGTTCCGCAAGGACTTGGTTGCGTTTGGCTTCACGCTGACTGGCAGGGACGATATGGAGCCTAACGCCTCACGAAACATTGTGCGTGTAAATTCCATGAAGGTATTGAAGGAAAAGGGCTTCAAGACATTTGCCAGTATCGAGCCGATAATTGACTTCGAGAGTTCAATCAAGATGATAGAGGAATCGGCATCGTTCTGTGACTTGTTCAAGATAGGGCTTCGCTCTGGCGTGAAGGATGACTATTACGAACCGTCGGAGTGTGCTTTCTTCATCGGCCAGGTAACAGGACTTACTGACAGGATGGGCTTCAAGGTGTACTGGAAGGAGTCTTTTCACAAGTACATACAGAAGCACATGGCAGGAGAGAACTTTGAGGTTGCCCTTTCCGTCAGCCCAAACTTTGTGAAATCAGATTATAGCTTATTCTATGAGGGAAAACATTAAGACCGAATACTGCAACTACAAGTGCTCGATGATGCTGAAAGAGCTGGGCTACGATGAAGGTTGTGACTCATTCTACGGAGACGCGATACAGCACAACGGCAAGGACTTGTCCTATGATGAAGAGCTGGACCTTAAAGGTGAGGGGCGCGGCAAAGAAATTAAGCGAGTGAAGGGTGGTTGGATTAGTGACCACTTCAATCACAATACGGATAGCTGGCTTGGGAAGTCCTGTTGCTCACGTCCTACAGTGTCACAGGCCAAACGCTGGTTGCGAGAAGTGAGGAAATGGCATATCGAGGCGCATCCTTCAAGAGAAAATGAGTGGCATGTATGGATTGTGTGCCTTGATGATGTCAATCCAGAGGACGGAAAGCTGAACGCCTGTAACTATGACGGAAAGACATTCAAATCATACGAGAAGGCAATAACAACAGCTATGGAGTTCCTTCTAAAGTGCATGACGGACGCACAAAAGAAAATGTTGAAAGGGCAAGTTATATGAACATCGAATTATCACCAATGAATCTTCCGCACGAGGAATACAGGCCAATACTTATAGCTGGGCCTTGTGCAGCAGAAAGCGAGGAGCAGGTCTTTGAGACTGCCAAACAGCTCAAAGAACGTGGAATTAACATCTTCCGTGCTGGTATATGGAAGCCGAGGACAAAGCCAGGCACCTTTGATGGGTACGGAGAGCAAGCCATGCCTTGGCTCTTACAAGTGAAGAACGTGCTGCGTATGGCCGTTGCTACAGAGGTTGCCACTCCAGAGCATGTAAAATGTGCCTTGCAGGGTGGTGTCGATATTCTGTGGATAGGTGCAAGGACAACCGCAAACCCATTTGCAGTGCAGCAGATAGCAGATGCTTTGAGGGGTACGGACGTGCAGGTTCTTGTCAAGAATCCCATAAACCCAGACTTGGAACTGTGGATAGGCGCGATAGAACGTCTTGCCAATGCAGGGGTGCATCGGCTGGGTGCCGTTCATCGCGGCTTCTCCACATACGGACAGAGCATCTACAGGAACAGTCCGATGTGGAAGATACCTATAGAGTTGAGACGCAGAATCCCAGAACTGCCAATAATCTGTGACCCGAGTCACATGGGAGGCAAGCGAGAACTTGTAGCACCAATCAGTCAGCAGGCAATGGATATGGGCTTTGACGGTTTGATGATTGAGAGTCACTACAAGCCGGACGAGGCAATGAGTGACAGCAATCAGCAAGTCACGCCAGATGTGCTTGCATACATTCTTTCCTTGTTGGTCATCCGAGAAAACACGGCATCGACAGAGGACATCAGTCTGCTTCGCCGGAAGATAGACGAAATAGACATCCGACTCATTGAACTGCTTGCAAGGCGAATGGAAGTGAGCAGGGAGGTCGGGCAGTTCAAGAAGGAGCACAATGTTTCTGTCCTTCAGACTGGAAGATACAACGAGATACTGGAGAAGCGAGGCGAACAGGCTGCATCTTGCGGCTTGGGAAGCGAGTTCGTGCAGAGTATCTTCAAGCTCATCCATGAAGAGAGTGTACTACAGCAAACAAGATTTATAAACAACAAATAACTCAAAGTATGAAAGAAATCAAAGTTTCAGTGCCAGACGGCAAGAAGGCTGAATGGCAAGACATCAACGGAGTACAGACACTGGTACTTGTTGACGAAAAGGACGAAAGGCCAGTCATGGAGCGCATCAAGACATTTGAAGATGCTTGCAAGGAGCTTAACAGACTCGCAGAAGAAGGCAATGAGGATATTGCAATCCTGCTGGCCGACTACGAGTCAAACGCGGACAACATCAAGACGGAGGCAACTCTGGCATACATGAAGCTGTGCATCATCGTAGCAGCACTTAATGAAGGCTGGGTGCCGACATTCGAGAAAGGCGAATACCGCTGGTTCCCCTGGTATTATCTTTATACCAAAGAAGAAGTCGATGCTATGGATGAAGATGAGAAGAGGCGTGTGGTTGGCCGTGCGAACTACAATGCGTATCCGTACGGCGGCTGCGTGTATGCGAGCGCGGACTACGATTCTTCGGGCTCGAATACGGACCACGGCGCTCGTCTCGCCTTCAGAGACCGCGAAAGAGCGGAGTACGCAGGACGGCAATTTGCGGAATTGTATGTGAGGTATTACTACAATGCAGAACTTGAAAATTTATAAAGATATGGAAAGAGAAGAAGTAAAGAATGTGGTCATTGAAGTGATTGAGGAAAAGCTTGACTGCATGTTTGCGGACGAGAATAGTTCTCTGAAAAATGACCTTGGGGCAGATTCGCTTGACAATGTGGAAATCTGCATGGAGCTGGAAAACCGACTTGAAGTGAGCGTGACAGATGAAGAGAGCGACAAGGTGTTCTCTGACGATGCGACGGTCAAGAAAGTCATTGACTTCTTTCACGAGAGAAAATGCCAGCAGTCATGAGAACCAATCAGACGGCACAAAACAGCAGATACCAGTCAGACATCTTTGTCGTTGACTGGGCGTGTGTCCCGACAAAGAAAGAATCATCAAGTTCTGGAAAGAAGCTGCCCAAACAGTGACAATCCAGAGAAGGGCGTGGATGGAAGGAACGGCAACGACTTCGTGGAATAAAATGCATAGGCATCCACGCCCTGTTTTTCAAAAGTAACGAAACATGATAGAAATTAAATTAAATTTGTGTATTGCAGCAATGGT